TGGGTTGGATCATCAAGAAATAATTATTTAAGGACATATCCAATTATTAGAGATGCTCTACTTAAAGGCGATGAAGTCTGGCTCAATGTCATAGATCACGATAGACCATCAGAGAAAGATCACGACTCAACAGATCAAAACATTATCAATGTAGGTGGTGGGATCTTTTGCAGACAGTGTGACACAAAGTTCACAATCGAATAATTAAGAAATGAGGACAACAATGGCAAAAAAAACACTTAAAAAATATTATCAAGAGAATCCATCTACAACTGGACAAGGAAGCTTCTTAGATCGAGAAGATATCAAAGATCTAGTTGATGAGGGTATTCAAGGAATTAAAGATGGCATACCAGCAACAGTTGTTGCTCGATGGCTTATCTCTGAAGCTCCGACTGATCTAAATAGGAAATTTCACACAATAAGACAAGGACTTCTTCATCGTGCCAAAGAAATCTCTTAAAAATTATAACAAGGACAACACAGTCATTAAAGGCGTGGATAAGTCCGAGAAAGTTAAGATCTCCAGAAAAGATGACAAAGCAACTGCAACTCTGCCAGTTGGATCATCAGATATTAATGAAGTCTGGAGAATGTTAGAAGAACGAGGATTCTCTCCAGATGACTGGGAGATCCAGAGTCTAACTGTTAACCAGTGGGAAGCTCCATCAACTGATGGCGTTCAACTGTTTGAACAGACTAAAGCGACACTGAAACAAAAACCAAAGTATTTGGGAGAGTTAATCAGTTCACTTGGATCAATTGGGAGTGCTGGTTTCAGTCCTCAACCAAAGCTCAAAGCGAAAGCTAAACAAGAGATGCTTGTGATTCTCGGTGATCACCAACTGCCATTTCGGAATGAGATATTGACTGAACTCTCCCACTCTTTCTTAAATGATCTTAAACCAGATGGTTTAGTGTATATGGGAGATCTAATTGACTTCCCTAACTTGTCACACTTTGCAACGAATCCAGATTTCACATCTACTGTGCAACAAGGGATTGATCTAGGTCATAGAACACTTAGAGATCTAAAAGACTCAGCTGGTCTAAAAAAGGGATCAGAGATGATCTTTATTGAGGGCAATCACGAAGTCAGACTGAGAAAAGCATTAGTTGAGAAACTCCCCCAGCTTTTTGGTATAAAGAAAGCTGATGTGACTGATGATGAAAAGTCTGTCTTGCATTTAGCTTCTTTAATGAGATTTGATGATCTAGGTTGGACTTATTGGGATGAACCATCAGATGTCTATCCTCATCCAGAATACGAGATTGTTAAGGGACTATTTGCCCGACATGGCAACTTTGTTCGAGCAAAGGCAGGAATGTCTGCACTTGCTAACTTGGATCGTGTTGATGGATCAATAATACAAGGACACACGCATCGACTTGCGATCACTCATCATTCAAGATGGACTGGTCAACAGATGAATTTATATACAGCTATCGAGACAGGAACTATGGCAGATCTTAAAGGTCTTGGTTATTCAAAACAACCAGACTGGCAAGGAGGATTCATAACTCTTGTTGTTGATCGCAAAACAAACACATTTCATCCAGAATTAGTGATCTTTAATGAAGACACGATCACTTGGAGAGGATTCTTCTGGAAATACACAACCAAAGGAATTAAAACAAATTATGGATATTAAGTTGAATATGAATCAGCTGATCGTTGGAGGGCTAGGAACTATCCTCACTGGTCTGGTTAGTTGGTTATTTAATACAGTTAGGGCTTTAGAGCTACAAATGGGCATATTGCAGTCTGAAGTCCAAGGAATGATGGACAAGCAATCAGAGTTATTAGGAATCCTTTCATCAGTTGATGCAGAGATCACAGAGATCATCTGGAAGATCGGTGGCAATGGATGATCGGAAAGATTAAAGATAATCTCGCAATCATAGTCACTTCATTCACACTTTTAGGATCTATCGGTGCTGGTTTATCTACTGCAACAGAGATAGTGAATAAACTACAAGGCATCGATGATCGTATGGCGTTTGTTGAGCGAGAGTTTGGCAAATTAAAAGAAGACACAATGGTCACTTCTGACATATCTGTCTTATATGAAAAAGTCTATCAATTAGAACTGGTCAGCAATCAAGCTGATCAATTTCGTGAACAGGTTGCTTATATGCAGTCTCAATTGCAGACTTTAGAACAAACCATCAGAGATGAGGGTTTCGACACACAGAATAAATATATACCAGAGAAATGGGAATGGCAGGATCTAAATGATTCGATCACTCGCATAGAGACTCTAAATCAAACCATTCAAAACAAACAATGGGAAATTGATGATCTAAAGACTCGACTGGCGTATCTAGAAGCAAACAATCACAACCATTAGGAGAAAAAATGTTTAAAGATTTAGATTTTAAAGATCTCGGAGAGCGATCAATCGCAACATTTGTCGAGACATTTATTGCAATGATAACAGCTGAAGCACTAACAGGAAGCGATGGAGATCTACTTAGATCAGCTTTTGTTGGTGGATTAGCTTCTGTCTTGTCACTGCTTAAAACAGTTATGAAAAACTATAATGCAAAAAAATAGCGATCCAAACTTCACTCAAAAGGAGCTACTGCAAATGGTCTTAGAGAAGATCGATAAAATTGAAGAGAAGTTGGACAATAAGCTCGATAAGTCAGAATTTTATAAAGTATTAGGATTGATGGCAACATTGATCCTTATCTTCGCCAGTTTTTCTATGTAGTTAAACAATAAAGGAGATCTGATGTTTAAATGTCCGATTTGTCTTCACGCTAGTTGTTCTCTTAGATGGAACAGACTCATTAATGCACTTGAGTTGCATTGTCACAGGTGTGGTCGTGGAACAAAAGTTCTGTCAGATGATGCTAAAGAAATACATTAAAATTTATTAAAAGGGTGGATTCTTCTGCCCTTTTTTTG